CAATTACAACGGCGAGGTACTGGAAAAGATCCTGGTTCTTGCCTGCACCGGTAACGACCTTGTGGAGAAAGGGCTGATCATGGTGATCCCCGGTGTCGAGAAGAAAATCAGCCTGCCTCGTATCAAGACGGGCAAGATGCTCCAGAAACGCAAGGAGAACCCGGGTCTGGAGGATTCGAAGGGTAACTTCAATTACTCGGAGAAGTCCCTGGATCCGGAGGATTTCATGGCGTTCACCACTTTCAACCCCCGCGCTTTCGAGCATATCTGGCGCAAGTGGCAGCCGAAGGGCAACCTCGTGTTTGCCGAACTTCCTCCCGAAGCCCAGAACACGCTGCTTGATGAACTCAGCAAGAGCGTGAAGTTCGAGCTCGGCTGGCATTATATCAACGGCGAGTTCGGGAGTGATGACGACCACCTTTTTAACGGTATCCTGACACAGGCCGCCAAGGACCCGGACGTGATCGTGGTCCCGGCTCCTTCCGATACTTCCATGATCGGCAAGTTGAAGGCTGTCCGCAAGGCTATTCCGAAAGCCCTGCGCGAGAACCCGAACCTGCGTATCCTGATGAGCATCGATGACTTTGACAAGTACGATGACGAGCTGACCGAACGCGAGTACAAGAATACGAGCGAGACGGACATAAACAAAAAGCGTTACAAGGGTATCACCATCGAGACGCTGAACTCCTGGCCTGACGATCTTATCGTGGCCACGCTCTGCTCGATGAGTGCCGACGGCAACCTTTTCGCCGGCGTGAACCTCCAGGACGACGAGGAGGTGATCCAGATCGACAAGTGGATGAACTCCAGCGAGCTGTACTTCTTCAAGCTGCTTATGAAAGCCGACACGGAAATCGCCTTCGGTGAGGAGTTTGTGGTGCTTGACACCCGTACCGACCCGGTGTTCAAGGCGGTGGAACGTAACATTTCAGCCGACCCTTCCGCCCTTTCGTTCAAGGCCGCAGGTGAGAGCAAGTATGTAACAGTCACTGCATCCGGTGATTATAGTGTGACATCCGTCCCTGCCGGTTTTACGGCGGTCGGTACCGATGACGGGCTGAAAATTACCGCCGAGGTGAACAGTAGCGGCAAAGTAGTATCCGGTACGCTTGTGGTAAGCCTGGACGCTGATCCGGAAAAGAAGGTTGAAATAGCGTTGTCCCAGGTGGCCGCTGATGACGAGGAAGGCGGTGCGTGATGGGCAGGCTGAAGTATCTGGTCATTCATTGCACGGCTACGCCTGAAGGGCGTGAAGTCTGTGGCGCAGAGATTCACGCCTGGCACACGAACCCGGTATCCAAGGGCGGTCGCGGCTGGAAACAGGTCGGGTATACTGACCTGTTCCATCTGAATGGCGGCGTGGAGCGCCTGGTGGACAACAACGAGGACGCGAACGTGGACCCTTGGGAAATCACCAACGGCGTGGCCGGCTATAATTCCGTCAGCCGCCATATCGTGTATGCCGGCGGTGTAGCCAAAGACGGCAATACCCCGAAGGACACGCGTACGGCGTGCCAGAAGCGTGCGCTTGAGAAGTACGTGAAAGACTTCCACCGCCGTTTCCCTGACGTGCGTATCGTGGGTCATAACGAACTGGCGGCGAAAGCCTGCCCCAGCTTCGATGTACAGAAGTGGCTTGTATCAATAGGTATCAGACAATAATAAACGGCAGGAAGATGGAGACCCTGATCAATTTTTTAATGTTCGCCCTTCCCGGCGGTTTTGTCGGCAGCATCTTCACCTGGCTGTTCGGCCGACGCAAGCGTGACAACGACATGCTGTCCCAGCTTCAGGCGTCCATCAACCTGCTGAGTGAGGAGAACCGCAAGATTCTGGAGGAGAACGTGCAGCTCCGGCGAGAGAATGCCGACTTGAAAGCGAACCAGGAGGAGATGATCCTGAAGCTGTCGTGCCTGACGAAAGAGGTCGAGCGGTTAAGAAAAGTAATAAGTAAACAATCGGTAAATGATGAAAGACAAAATCCGGGGGTGGACCCCCGTAATCCTATTATTGCTCGCCGCGTTCCTGCTGGCAGGATGCGGCACGTCCAAAGAGAGCCGGAACCTTCAGAGACAGGGCACGGTGCGGGCGGAGAGAATGACAAACAGCACCGCCGTGTCCGGGGACGTGGCGGTAACAGCGGCACACGGAATGCAGGAACTCCTGACGGACCGTCGGAGCTCGATCCTGACCCAGGAGGCGGTTCCGGCACAGTCGGCGACCCTGACGATTCCCTTCCGGAACCTCCTTGACCTTCCCGATGGTGCCGGTTACCGGCACCGGGACGGGCGTGCCTCGGTTGATGTCCGCAGGCAGGGGGATTCCCTGGCGGTCACCGGGCATTGCGACTCGCTCATGCGGCGCTGCCTGTTCTATGAGGAAGAGGTTTTCCGAAGGCAGGTCCGGGAAGACAGCCTGATGCAGACGGTTGAGTTCTACAAACAGGAACTGGTCCGCATCCGTAGCGAAACCGAACAGCGCATGACAGAGGCCGAAACGGAGTTCAAACGACGTTTTAACCCCGTTCAAATCGCCCTCGTTGCCTTTATCGCCGGTGTGGCATCCGGCATTGTATTAACCGTTTTAATCAAGAGACGATATGGAAAAGAATAAGAATTTCATTTACGGCATTGCCGTTGTCAAGTTCGGCTCCGCCACGATCGGTTGGATCGAGAAGGGGAGCTGGGACTGGGGCGGCACGAAACCCGAGAGCGTGGACGTTGAAGCCGAGCAGGTTCCCGACGCACCTGTGCTGACGCTTTTGCAAAAGAACGGTCAGATTTCCCCGACGTTCAACCTGATTCAGCTGGATTACAAAAACATCAAGGCCGTTTTGGGCGGCACGCTGGTGGGTACGGATGACGCCCCTACGGGCTGGAAGGCCCCTACAGAGCTGGTACAGAAGTCCGGTGAATGGACAATCGACTTCATGAGCGGTCAGACGATGACTATCCCGAACGGTACGATCCTCTCGAACCTGGGCGGGAAGCTGACGCTGACGGAGGTTTCGAAGATCGAGTGCCAGCTGAAGGTGAACAAGCCGGAGGACGGCAGCGCTCCCTACGAGATCAACGACACGGTATCGGCATAGCGTATGGACGAGCGTGCAGTAAGACGTGTGCAGCGTGAGGCGTCGGAGGTGTTGCTTGACCTCGGCGTCTCCCTTCCGCTGAAGGAGTGGTGCCTGCCCTTTATGAAACGCCCCGTGCGGTGGCGCGTGACGATGCGCCGCCCGCGCCTTGCCGGACAGATATGCATCGTGAGGCTGTACCTTTCGATGGGTGTCTCCCCCGAGGAGGTTTCCTCCTTTGCCGGGCGTGAGCGGCTGGAGTTCCTGGCACGGAACGGCGTCAAGATTTCCCGCATGGTGGCCCATACCCTCTGCCGCGGCCCGGTGAGCCGGCGGCTTCTTGTCCGCCCCGTGGCATGGTTCCTGCGTGAGGCTGTGGAGCACCGTTTCCTGCTGGGCGCCCTGGAGAAGTTCATCAGCCTGATGGGCAGCGAGTCTTTTACGAGTATTATCAGCTCGATCGATCGGGCGAACCCGATGAAGTTGAGAATGAGCCAAAGAAGGAAGGGGAGTTAAGGACCGAGTTTGAAGGTTCCCATAGCCCCTTCGGTTTTATCTGGAACATCGCGAGCGCCACCGGCTGGACTGTCGGGTACATCCTGGAGAAGGTGAACTACCAGACGCTCATCCTGATGCTGTCCGACGCCCCGCGTTACGTCCGCCGGTCAGCAGCTGACTCCAAAGTTTTGCAAGGCGGTGGCGGCGGGGTGGATCCGGAAGCGGCCGCACGCGAAGCCGGCGATATAGTGAAGTTTTACCAAAGCAATTTAGAACTGTAGACGATGAAGCCCGTAGAAATCGAATTCCTGATGAAGGACAAGCTGAGCGGCGGCCTTGACAAGGCCGGGCTGGCGGTGGACATCCTTGCCGAGAAATCGGCGAAGGCGGCCGCTGCCATCAACGCGCGTATCGAGGAGCAGAGAAAGGTCATCGACCGTGTGAGCTCCGACCTGCAGCGTATGGAAACGCAGCTCCAGAACATGA